TTGGGCATAGCCACATCACCATAATATAAAGCTTGTTCTGTTAATACTTTCTTCTGCATACCACCACCATTTTTAATCTATGCTTTTGAATCTGTCAAGTCCCAAGTTGTATTAGTTTCATTCCAAGCATAATACCAACCGTGAGTATCTGCTGTATTTTGTGATTCTTGTTCAGCTGTTAATGCTGGAGCATCACCAATTGGTGATTTCCAACTAGCTGTAGCAAGATCTTTTACCCAAGATGCATATTGTTTTTTAGGCCAAAAGATTTGATCATCTTCGTCCCAAGTATAACCTATACCTGCGTAATTACCTCTTAATGGTGTACCACCATTATTATGTTGACCACCAGATGTATTGTATGAAGTTTGAATCCACATTTGAGCAGGCCAATTATTATGTGTTTCTAAATATTGTTGACCTACCGCTTCATCTTCAACGCCATCAGCGTTTAACATATCGTTATTATCAAGTGTTAATACTTGAATAACTTTTCCGTTTGATCCTAGTTTTGCAAAATGTGCCATAATGTTTCTCCTTATATCTTATTTTTAATTACCATTCAACTACTGAAATTTATACCTTATTATTACTATACCCGAACCTCCATTGTGAGCAGCTGATGGGTGTGAAGGATTAGAGTCCATTCCACCACCAGCACCACCAGTATTAACTGTTCCTGCATTTCCACTATTTCCTGGAGCATCTCCAGCAGCTCCACCACCAGAACCACCTGTTCCTTGAGTAGGTGCAGCACCTGGACTTTCATTATTACCTCCACCACCACCTGCAAAATATCTTCCTGGTGCGGGTCCTGGCGTTCCAACACAAGTTGAAGGGTTAATACCTGTAGGTACACCTATTCCACCATTTCCTCCTTGACCTGGTCCAGGAGCAGTTTGGCCGGCAGCACCAGCGCCACCTCCACCGCCACCAGTATTACCAGCACCACCTCCTCCATTTTGTCCTTGAGGGGGACTAACGGGAGGTGTATTTCCACTACCTCCAGCGATTGGTGTTGAAGGATTGGATTGAGATGTTCCAGCACCTCCAGATCCACCATTTTTTCCAACTCCACAAGAAGCTGGAAGACCTCCTCCAAAATTTCCGCCAGCACCACCACCAGCAGAAGATATTGTTGAAAAAGTTGAAACTCCTCCATTAGTACCAGCACTAGGATTTGGTATAACACCACCTGCACCATTTCCACCAGCACCGACTGTTATTGGATAAGCTTGAGCTGAAACTGTAATTCTATTAGGTGCACTAGGGTAGCCATCTAATGGAGAGCCTGTGTAAGGAGTAGTAGGGCTTACTACTTCTCTATAACCGCCAGCGCCACCACCGCCTCCTCCGCCGTCTCCAGTACCACCACCGCCACCACCTGCTACTACTATATAAGATACAACATTATTTGGTGCACACGAACCACTAGCTGCATTCGTTACTGTAAAAGTTCCAGGGCTTGTAAATGTATGTATTTTACAATCTCCACATTCTGTTATAGTTCCACCTGTTGCTGTAAGAGCTGTATTTAATATATCATTTGTATTTCCAGTAAATACTGTTTGCCAACCTGTTGTTGCATCTATGTAAACTAATTGAATTGCTGCATTAGCTTTTGATATTGTAAGATTGTTTGTTGCACCATTAATTTTTTGGGAATTTCTATTTATTGTAATAGCGTTTGAAAATGCTGTGCTATTGTAATCTGAAACACCAATTACATTTCCTGCGCTTGGTGAACCTGGTAAAGTTACCGCTACTGCTCCGCCTGCTGTGTTTACAAAATATCCTACTCCTGATACTCCTGTAAAATCTCCTGTTTTAACTGTTGTATCCCAAGATATTTCTCCTGTAGAACCAAAACCTGATGCAGTACCAGAGTTTGTTATTGTTACACCAGCAGGAATACTGATAGTGTCTCCACTATCTCCTAATGTGGTTGTACCACAATTGGTTCTTGGACTAATTTTATTTACTTTTATTTCACTCATAATTATTGAAACCTATATCTTATTGCTACTATTCCAGAGCCACCTCCAGAAGGCCCACCAGCACCTGTTCCTCCACCTGTATTTACGGTACCATTTGTGTTACACGAAGGTACACTTGGATGATTTGCTATACCACCGCCACCTGCTCCACCATCTCCTCCTGAACCAGGACCATCTGTATTTCCACCGCCACCACCTGCAAAATATCTTGTTGAACTTACTGGACCCGCTGTTCCATAACTAGGAGCGGTTGGTCCAAAAAAAGAATTTGAAATATAAGAACCAGCACCACCATCTCCTCCATTAAGGTTTGCAGCATTTCCTCCAACAGCACCAGCTGCACCGCCACCGCCGCCATTATTTGATACCGAAATTCCATCATAACCTGCTCCACCATTATTACCTTGTGGTGGACTAACAGGAGGTGTATTACCTGCTCCTCCAGCATAACCACTTGTAGGTCCTGGACCTTGAGAGCCACCACCACCTGAACCTCCTGATAATCCAACACCAGTTCTTCCTGAAGCACCACCACCAGCTGATGTTATTGTGCTTGATCCTGTAAAAACTGAATTTGAACCAGGATTTCTAGCACCAGGGGTGCCTGGAGGTAGATTACTACCACCTGCTCCTACTGTAACTGGATAACCTGTAGCTGTAACTGGTAAACCAGTTGGGTTTGCTAATGGTGACATTGTTGGTGCTGGAAGACATCCAGCACTATTAGATAAACGAAAACCACCAGCTCCTGCTCCTGCTGCACCAGCATCAGAGCTACTACTTGATCCTCCTCCACCGGCTACAACAAAATAATCTACTGTATTTGAACCACAAGCATTTCCAGCACAAGAAACTGTAAAAGTTCCAGGGCCTGTAAAAATATGTGTTTTAAAATTTCCACATGTTAATGTTGTGTTACCACCTGACGCAGCAACATAAACTGCATTACTTCCTGTATCAGCGAAAGTTGATTGATGAATCGATCTCCAGCCAACTGTTGAATCTACGTAAACTAAAGTTACACCTTCACCTTCTGTTGTTAATTCTATTGTTCCACCAGCAACACCGCCATTAATTTTTTCTGAACCATTTGGGTCTACTGTTATAGCGTGTGTATCAAATGTATTATTATAATCTTGTATAGATACTATTGCACCAGCAGTTCCTGCTGGTAAATCTACTTCAAAAGCACCGCCTGCAGTATTACAAAAATAACCTTCGCCATTTACTGCTGTAAAAGTTGCTGTCTTTGGAGTTGTTACCCAATCAACAGTTCCTGTTCTACCGAATCCTGTTTGCGATGCACCTGATGCTAAAGCAATACTATCGCCACTTGCACCTAGTGTAATTGTTGTTCCACACTTCTTAATTATATTAGAAGCGTCTGAAACTTTTTGAACATTATCTACTTTTACTGTGCTAGTCATTATTGAAATTTATACCTTATTATTACTATACCAGAGCCACCTGCGCCACCACTAACAACCGGAGTAGTTCCTGAAGAACCACCGCCACCGCCACCGCCAGTATTTACTGTTCCTGCGTTTCCTGCTGTTTGAGGACCTGGACCACCACCGCCACCACCTCCGGTTCCACCTGCTCCAATACCATAAGGTTGAGTTCCTGATGGACCATATCCACCTCCGCCGCCTCCAGCTCTTGCTGTTGGTGTAGCATTAATTGAAGTTGTTGCACCTGCTCCACCACATCCTTTACCAGTAGGCGTGCAAGTATTAAGTCCTACAGCAGTAGCACCACCGCCACCACTACCAATATATTTTGAACTTGTTTTTGGACCAGGAGCTGAATTTCCTCCTGCTGTTCCTTGTGCTGGACTTGTAGGGGGAGTGTTTCCTGCTCCACCACATCCATTTATAGCTCCACCACCTGAACCACCTGCTGTTCCAGGATGAGGCGCAGGACTACCTTGTTGTCCTCCGGCTTGTCCGCCACCGGCTGACGTTATTGTTGAAAAAGTTGAAACACCACCAGATGTTGAATTATTTCCTGGAGAACTTCCACCCGATCCTCCGGCTCCAACTACAATTGGATAACCTTGTGCTGAAACTGGTAAATTATAACCTGGTCCTGAAGTTGCATTTAATGGACTAGCTGTATAACTATCTGTTGCTGCTTTAGATTCTCTAAATCCGCCAGCTCCACCGCCGCCACCGCCTTCACTAACTGCTCCAGTTCCACCACCTCCACCGCCAGCTACTACCATATAAGAAACTGTGTTTGATCCTGCAGGATTACCTGCAGAAGAAACTGTAAAAGTACCTGGACCTGTAAATGTATGAACTTTGTAATTTGTACATACTGTTGTTATAGTTCCACCTGTTGCGGTTACAAATTCTGGTCCTGGAACTTCACTTTGTAATCCTGAGTCAGTTACAATCCATCCTTTTGCTGCATCTGCATAAACTAATGTAGCTGCAATACCTTCTGTTTCTACAATTGCATTAGCTGCAGATCCACCAATGTTAGAACCATTTCGACCAACTGTTAAATTTTCTGCATCAAAAGTTTTTGCATAATCTGAAAAAGACACAATTGCGCCTGCACTTGGTGAGGATGGAAGTGTCATTGTAATAGCACCACTTGTGGTGTTAATAAAATAACCTTCTCCACTTACTGCTGTAAAATCACCTGTCTTAATTGTTGTCTGCCAATTAACAGATCCATTTCTTCCAAAACCTGATTGTGATGCACCTGTTCCAAGTGTTACTGTATCACCAGATTCACCTAGTGTTAAAGTAGTTCCGCATTGTGGTGCAACTGTATTTACTTCTATTTTTGACATTATACTATTACCAACGTTCCTGTTACTGTTACTGTTGAAGGAATAGTTATAGGTCCTGCAAGAACCCCATTCTCAACAGTTTGAGTCCCATCAATCGTTGCCGCTTGATTAGGTATAAATTCATTAGGGCTATACTGCCCTCCGATATATTGGATTCCATTTACTACTGCCGTCATAATTCCTCCTACGAACTAATTGTGTCAATGTATGAGACGCAAACATCTAGTGAACTTGCTGTGTCACTAACTGCTTCTAATACATCACCACTTGCTAAAACAATCTTTGCTCCGCCTTGGATCAATTCGATAGCTGAATTAGGTGGAATTACAACTCCTTTTGCTAAAAAGTAGTCGGCTCCGCCTTTTGC